CCAGATCCCAAACTGCTCCATAGGTACGGTTCAAGATCGTCCAGCCCATCCCACAGTCTCACATTCTCGGTGAAACTTCTGATGAGACGCTTTGTCTCTGTGCAGATTGCTGATTCAAAGTCTCTAGACCTTGAGTCCATTGCATACGAGACTATCTCAATCGCCGTTTTCAGCACCCTAAAGTCGCTCAGATAAGCATCCTCCGGTTCTGGTGGATCAGGTTTTGCGTTGAGTTCTATCTTCAGTTCTCTGGCTCGCTCCGCAGCCTCAACGTATTGGCCCAGAAGATCTGTATTGGCCTTGTCTATCCTGGAAATCTGGGATTCTAGCTCGACGATTTGGTTTCGTTGTTCAACAATCACTGCAATCAGTTTTGAGGCCATGTCGCTATCACTCATCTTCATCACCTTCCGTTTCATATTCGAGGTCTATTAGATATCTCAATCACGACCAGTAGCAACGTCACCATGCAACCAACGATTGCGGAGATCAGTGAGGCCCATTCCAGTACGGAGTCAACCATTAGTCAAACTTCGCCTCTTTAAGAACCATTTTCGCAACCCGATAGCATTCATGAGCCTCGTTGGATGCCAAGTGAATCGCAAATCGCATATGCGGGTTCTGAAATCCCGACTTGTCAAATTTTCGCAACTCTCTTTTGGCCCAAATCGCTCTACGAGCCATGTGAAATACAATTTTTCTGCTCTTGTCCATCTTCAATTCCTCTCAATCATTGGTGACACGCGATTTACCATTCGCTTGAAATGTATTTGAGCTTTCCAATATTGCCCAAACCAACACGGGTCTTCACCTGTCATGATTCTCGGCGTTGTGCGAAGGATGTAGGGTATGCCTAGTGGGCATTCCTCTTTCTCTTTCATGAGTTCGATTGTGATGCCGTTTACAGTCAAAGAGTTAATCGTGATCAGGTCGGGATCAATCGATACAAGTTCTCTACTCTCGTCCACCTTTAACCTCGTTGTCATTGCGAGTAATAGAGTTGTGGGAATTTTAATTCGTTCTTGTATGTGTTCTCGGTCATCAGGTCCCACTCCATTCGCCTAATTTGCGAGAGTATCTCAAGGCGTAAAGATCCTCGTAAGACTCGTAAACGTATATCGATGTCATCTTTGGGGCAATATTTTTAGCAAAATCTAGAAGATCGTTCAGATCTGCCGTCACGACTCCTTCCACCGAACTGAGGTAGATTTGAAGACCGCCTCTACACAAAATGCGGTAGCCAAGGAATTTGCCGCAACTTAGTTCAGGAACTCGCATTAAAATCGTCTCCGAATATGCCAGAAATCAAACGGTCCAAATACCGTAACTCCGAGATTGTTGTTTTTGTGAAATCGTCTCCTTCTTGCATCTGCTCACTTAGCAACCGGAAATAGTTGTTTAGGTGGAACTGTGCCAACCTCAGGTGTCTCGGCTGGATGCCTATCAGGGAATGCAGGGTTTCGTCTTTATTCATCGTCATCAGTTTCGGTCTCCCATTCGTTATCTACGCACAGGCATTTTTCTTCGTGCTTACCGCACTTCTCGCAATAAGCCTCGCACTCACACAGCACCCAAACCTCTTCGCAGTCAGGGCATTTTTCGTCAGCGTTCATTTGAAATGCTCCTCGATCAAATCCATGATTCTCTGGACTTCCCTTGCCATGGCAACTTTATCAGTCCAGCCTGTAGGTGATTCACCATGGACAAGCCAGTCTCGACGATCCTTCAGGAGCCACCAGGCGATTTTTAAGGTGCGTTTATCGATGAAACCTGGGGAGTCTTCTTGTTCTTTTGTCCTGTCGTAAACAGGAGTATATGTTGTGGCCTTGATCATGATTCTCTCTCAGTTAAGTTCTGGGTTGATCCAGGAGGATGTAAATTCGGAACCTTCTTCAGCAAACTCACGCATGGATTCATGGAACTCGTCTTGCAAATACTTGGCTGTGGCTAAATCCTTTGTTTCAACGCCAATAATCATGACCTCGTCCATCTCGTTCCTGTAGCTGGTAGCAAACAGGCAGACTCCTTTACCATCCAGGCAAAACTTTGTTGCCACTTGAGCCACTGTCTCGAACTCTTTGGAGAAGTACTCATACATGCGTGAGATCAGGCAGTCATTGACATACTCTTTCTCAGGCTCGCTGAGATCTGTTGTGAACTGTATTTTTGTATTGAACCTCATACTTGAGCCTCTTTCATCAGTTTTTTGTATCTATAAAGCAAGTCTTGAGACTCCCAATCTGTTTGGTAAGACTCAACGTAAGTCAAGTAGGCCTTTTCGTGCATCTTCTCCATGTGACGTTTGCGGTCTGGATTATGGTTAATGTCGTGCTGGATCTTTCCCAGCAGTTTATGGTGAGGTAGCATGAGAAGCGGTATATAAGGGAAGTCTTCAGGGAAAGGTTTTTCGGACCAGATCTTTTTCCAGTCAGCGATGGCATATCCATACCCAAATGCATAGAGTTCGATGCCGTTGACAATCGTATCCTCTGTCTCCCATCCATTCTTTCTCAGGATGCCCTTCATAGCTGCCAGTTGACCTGGATTAAATTCTGTTGAGTACTTGAGCGAGTTCGCCATCGATCCTCCCTGTGTGACGTTTCTTATGTGTTCCAGCCTTGGAGGAATGTTAGTCTATCGACATATGAATGTCAATACGCGACTAAATTTTATGTACATATTTTTTAAAAACTCGCCAATCCGTTATAATGTAAGGGCTTATAGTTTAATGGGAGGGTGAGATATATGGTGTTTATACGTTTTTGTAAGTCTGTCAAGCTATGCGTTTGGTAGGTCGTTGACATGGATATGAGGGTGATGTACAATTGATGGTGAGATCAGGGTTGAAAAAGAGCGGACTAAGCCTTGTGCTGAATACGAGAACCCCCTCATCAGCGAGAGCTGAATCTACTACCCAGCATGAACCGACGGTTAAACTGGGTGACGGAGGCAAGATAAGTGGTGAGTCAATCACCCGCCTATACGCGAACTGGATCGCATCCGTCGTATATCTCACAACTCTTTGACAAGAAAACGCTGACAGCCTAAAAACGCGATCAATATCGTAGTACAGGTTTCCTTGCCACACATACCCAGTACTGGGAAGTTGGTCAGATCCTCCGGCAAGGGTCAGTGAGTGATAGATGAGTGTCCAGGGGGAAGGCGTTTGACGAACGCTCGCTGAGTGCAGCACTGGACAGTGGTAAATGAGGATCGCCATTCGGCTTGACGGGTAGACTCACTATCGAATCCAGGCACTGTTGATACCTAACAACCTGGTCCCTACACTAAAACGAGTCTAATCGGTAAGCTGACCAGACCTAGTATTCGCCCACTACCAGATTCTTTCAGCCAGATGGAATGTTCCCTTAAGTGGGAAATGACGTCTAAGGTTGAGTTGAATCAGGATTCACAGGTTTCTGATAGGTGATATGAGGATTCTCATACAAGGCCTAGAGGAAACAAGATGTGAGTCAGGTGTAGTGTAGGGGAAAAGGTCGTCTTCTGTCTCTGAAGTATTACAGACGTAAAATGCAAAGTATAACTTTGTTCAGTATCCCACTCAGTAGTATATTCAGCCTTATAGATACACTGGTGTAAACTGACTCCTGATACACTGTCCTACACCACTCTACACCTATACAGTGCCTTATTCGGATACAGTGCCAAATATAGATACAGTGATCTACCCAGATACAGTGTCATACAGTGATACTTATAGATACAGTGCTAAATATGATATCCTACGGGGATACACTGCCTCACGCACGCCTATAGGCGTATGTACACGCGCACCCATATTCAGGCCGAAGTTCAGGCCCAAATCAGCGTCAAACCCTATGGAATAAGCCATTAAGTTAGATCAAAGGCCGTTGACATTTTTTGAGAAATCTTTTTGACTCTGGCTCATCCGGTCGATATATTTTGTGTGTCGGGGAAATGTTCTCGATGAAATCTCAAAACCAAGTAAGGGACGACGAATCATGAAACGATCAGAAGCGTTTGAATTTATGGCTGAGAGCTTGATCAACGGTCAGTTGACTCAGGCAAGAGATCTTGCCAAGAGACGATCCGCAGTTGCGATCTGCGATTATTTGCATGATGAGCTTGGGTGGAGTCTGGAAACGTCTGTGGCTGCGACCAGGTATCTCAAAACAGGCCAAGGTTTCCAAACTTATTGCGACTCTAAGTAAGGGGCAGAATCATGATCTTGTACGTACGATTCAGGAATTATGGTCCTATCGCAGGGCATCACTATTGGGATGCGAATCGATGCTGCGTTGTGGACTGCGAACCGGATGACACCGTGGCTGGAGGCCTGTTGGGCCTGTGTGGTGATTCCACCGGATTTGCGTCTGATCTTGCAGCTTACACTTTTCAGGAATTGACCAGATGAAAGCGGATTAAATGATCTGGCTTGTTGCCAGGTCAGTGGTTATATTGGATCAGATTGGTTGGTATCTCAAATGGTAAACATGTTTCCAACGGAAGGATCGAGACAGATGAAAATCGAAACAGCAGCAGACCTCGAAACAGCCAAAAGCATGAGTTTCGCCCACGATCAACTCGCCGAACTGGAGATTGGTTGCGAGATCTGGGACGTTAGAGGCGAAAATGAATTTGGTCAATCTTGGACTGGTACGATGTGCCGCTGGCCTAACGGGCGTGGAGCCTTTGAATGTGGCAGTGATAGCAGTTGGGGCGAATGGGAAGGTATTTTCCTGAAGCTGGATGATACCACTCAAGATTGGAAATTGATCTACATTGACCATGACGGTGAGACTTGGTTTCGAGTGTCGGTCGATTTTGAATATTCCGCAGACGAATTTTGGGCTGAATTACGCGAAGATCATCCCGAGATAGCTGAACGCTTTGGCGACACTCTGACAACCGAGAGCGTTATGATCCATGAGGATGAACTTGAGCAGGTAAAAAAACTTACAGGATGGGCCGATGGGCCTGAATTCGCACGCAATCCACTCTATCTGATCTGATCCACTCGCCACAATCCAGATACGATTTCAAGCCCAGCAACCCGCTGGGCTTCTTTGTTATTTACGCAACATCATACACGGCGCGGGGATAGGTTGTAAGTTATTAACCAGCAAACCATATATCACCATCTTACACAACTTAGTGATGATTGGTTCAGGGGAGGAGATTGGGAGGAGGGTTTGTGATTGCACACACTGCCACTTTTCTTAAAAAAGCTCGCTTTGGGACCTAATCACGCTTAATTAAGCCTAAACGAGCCAGCCCAGCACCCTCGCCCCAGGCTCACGCCCGTCACCCTGCCACTGACCTCCAATCCCTCCGGCTCGGGACTTCGTTCTTTATTTCACAATCTTGTTGACTTCTGGCTCCCTTGCAATTTGTTCAACATTCGCCCAGATCGTTGACATTTTCTGCCACTTCTCTGCCATTCTGCCAGATCCAAAATCGTAACATACTCGCACAGTGACACTTACGGAACTACGACCACCTGATAATCAGGCAGGAGGCCACACAGTGACACAGTGATACACTGACACTCATGGATACAGTGACACAGTGACACTAAGCCAAACACGCCCATGCACACGCTCGCCCATCCAGCCCCCTCCAGGGGGCCAGCCAGCCCCCAGAAATCGCCCCAAAGGCCAGCCAGGCCAGAGACTTACGTTCCAGTCCGATCTCGTAAAAATGGCTTGAAAATACAGATATTCGGATCGATACTACTTGCGGCGGGGGAATGTTTCCCCTGAATTAGTCAACAGATAAGGAATCGATCTAATGTCCACAGTATCGGCACAATCAATCTATACGGGCGGCGCAATAACCTTACCTGAGGTCTCTGATCATGATCTGATCATGCACTTTCAAAGGAATTCCATTTTATGTACGGCAGAGACTCAAAACACTAAACTTGCAAAGTCGTACAAACTTTATCCACAATATCGAAGCGCATATGTTGCGCTTCTACCGGCCGATCATTCTGGAGTTAATGTCTGTCCCAGGCACAATCACTGTAAAACACATTGTATCGGAATATCGGCCGGCAGGAATCGTTTTGATAATTCAATCATAGGTAAGTACTATCGAACGCTTTACTACTCTCGTTTCCGGTCTGAATTTATTGCGCAATTGTCCAGAGAGTTAACCAATTTCCAGAGCCTGTGTGATAAGACCGGCCGGACCGGCGCAGTTAGACTTAACGCTTTTTCGGATATCGCCTATGAAATCAGACACCCCGAATTGTTCGCAAATTGTCCAGATATCACATTTTACGACTATACTAAAATCTACCGGCGCGTTTCTGGGGTCTTACCTATCAACTATCACTTGACGTTTTCGCTTGTAGCGGCCGAACATTCGTTTGAGGATATCCACAGAATAGCGACGATTGAAAACGTCCGATGTAGCGCAGTAGTCTCAAAACCACTCTATAAGGAATTGTCTGGGGTCTCTGGAGTCTATCGCGCTGGAATCGGTGGACTGTGTATTGTTGACGGGGATGATCACGACTTGACGTTTCTACGCGATAAAGGTAAGGTCCTAATCTTAAAGGATAAGAGTCGAATCAAGGGCGTCAATCCACTTACCTATGATCGGACACTGGGGGAATGATGATACTCATAATTGCGGAAATACTCATAATTGTGGCCGGTCTACCGTCGATGATTATGATATGGTGGCTGAATCAACCAAAACGCAAGTGAACTTCACACCGGCCGATCAGGCCGGTGCTTTACTTTCTGAGCTTCAACCACTTCACACCGGCCGATCAGGCCGGTGCTTTACTTTCTGAGCTTCAACCACTTCACACCGGCCGATCAGGCCGGTGCTTTGCTTTCTGAGCTTCAACCACTTCACACCGGCCGATCAGGCCGGTGCTTTACTTGTTTCCAGGGTGTTTTCATGACATGGACACCTAGTTTATGTGACACAATTTCGCGATTTTTTCGGAGCCGTGGCCCCAGGCGTGTCGGCCATGCGCTTTGTCGAGAATTCTTAAAAGAGAAAAAAATAAAAAACAGAAAAAGCCTCCCCCTCACTCCCATCTTGTTATGCACACCTGCTTATGTTATGATATGAGTATGGGATTATATGGATCGTTCAAATCGCTGTTTCGCGGCAAAACGCCCTACTCCGGTTGGGGTGGGCTGGGTGGTGGATATCGCCCTTATAGCGTTTGGTTGCCAGGAACAACGTACGATTACACGGAAATGCTTATCCAGGGTTTATGGAAGAACTCCACGGTAGCTTCCGGTATCGACTGGCTTGCCAGAAACTGGTCCGTCCCGAATCTACAAGTGGTGCGAGTGGATGACGAAGGAATCGAAGATCCGATCCATAATCACCCTGCATTGACATTGTTACGTCGTCCTCACCCTTATGTGGGTGAAGCAGCGTTTGTCGGTGCATATGTCAGGGATGCAAGCTGTTACGGCAATGTCTGGATCGAGAAGATCAAGAATCGCCTGGGCGAGCCAGTGGAGTTGAAGATCTGGAGGGCTGATAAGGTTTCTCCCCTCTTTCCAACGGACGGATCAGATTACCTCACAGCCTGGCGATACAACATCAACGGGAAGATGCTGGACGTTCCTGCGGACAGGGTGATTCACATCCGTCGTTATATCGACATGGATCAGGATCGGGTCGGCTGGAGTCCTCTGCTCGCCCATGTGCGTGAGATTGCTGTTTTAAACGAGGCATCCACCTACACAGCCTCTCTGCTTCGCAATTTTGCGGTTCCTGGGCTTATCGCGACCCCCAAGGGTGATTTCACGGTCTCAGAGGACGACGCCAAGGCGATCAAATCTCGGCTCAAGGATGCCCTCACAGGTGACCAGCGTGGAGACCCTACCGTTTTGACGGGTGCTTACGAACTGCACAAGATGGGATTCACGCCGGAAGAGATCGGTCTGGTAGAGATTCCCAAGTCGGCACAGGCTACGGTTCTCGCGGCAATGGGGCTGAACACATCGGTTCTGGGGCTGAACACAGACAACACGGGTGCATACGGAACCTACGCAGATGCCATCAGGGCAGCATACGTCCACGGATTGATTCCGTTGCAGAAGGTTTTTGCGGACGAGATGACGCATCAGCTGTTGATCGACTTTGAAGATCCTGATGACGTGAGGTCCGGTCGAATCAAGTTCACATTTGATTATTCGCCAGTTGAGGAGCTTGATGACCGTGAACAGATTGCAGCCAATCGTGCGATTCGTCTTCTCGGTGGTGGAGTTATCACTATTAATGAGTCTCGCGATATCGTTGGCTACGGCAAATCTGATTCACCAGATGCTGACTCGCTTGGGATCGCTAGGGATGAAATTCGCAACGAGATTCTACCCCAGGCTGATCCAGCTAAAACAACGGTTTCTGAAGGCGATAACATCGGGTCGGTAAAGGTTCCTGCCAGCACAGGTGAACGGTCCAAGATCGAGGGCGAACGCAATAGCGATTCCCTGTCTCCCAGTCGATCAGGGGTGAACAAGGCTTTAGTCCAGTCTTATGTGAGCTTGCTGG